GGTGTGGGCGGCGGCGTTGTCGACCAGGCCGACGGCTACAATTTCGTACCCATCTCAGGCGCGAGCAAGGCCATTTTCGCCGAGAACTACCCGAACCGACGATCAGAATTGTGGTTTGCCGTTGCCGAGCGAGCCAATGACGGGCGGCTGAGTCTAACTAATCTGCCGGACACGGTGCGTCGCGAGCTGCGCCGCCAAGCCCTGGCACCTACCTGGCGACTGGATAGCCAGGGTCGCCGAGTGGTCGAGCCAAAGGACGAAACCAAAAAGCGTCTCAAGCGTTCGCCGGACGATATGGACGGCTTGAATTTGGCATACGCTCCGGCCGATCAGGTTGGTGTTTGGACACTATGACCCTGCCCAGACTGCCCACCGTCCTGGACGCCGACGATACGCGTATGCTTGCCCGCATTGCGATCTTGTCAGTCCTGGTGCTGTGGCTTGCCCTGGTCGCCGCAGTGGCGCTCGGCGTCTTCGTGCGCCTGTTTCTGCTCATCAAAGGAGGCTAAGCATGGGCCTGCTGAGTGATTCACTGCGCGCCCTGATCCCCGAGCGCAAGCAAGCGATGGCCGCGGCGATTCCAACCTGGGATGTGGGCCGCCAGATGAGTCCGCCGAGCGATTATGCCCGCAACGCGCGCGAAGGCTACATGCTCGACGAGATCGTCTTCGATTGCGTCGAGATCCGCGCGACCTCCGCGGGCGAGCCGCCTATCTGCGCCTACCGTGCCAACGATGAAAAGCTCGACGAGCACCCGGCGATCACGCTCCTCAACAACCCGAACCCATTCATGGGCCGCTCACGGTTCTGGGCCACCATCAGCATGTGCCTCGACATCGGCGGCAACGCCTACATCGAGAAGGTCCGTTCTGGCGCTGGCAAAGTCGTCGAGCTGTGGCTGCTGCGGCCCGACCGCGTGCGCGTGATCCCTGATGCCCGAACCTACGTCGGCGGTTACAGCTACATGGTCGGTGACCAGGCGTTCACGCTACGCGCCGAAGACGTAATTCATTTCAAAACGCGGCATCCGCTCGACGACTACTATGGTCTGCCACCTCTGGCGGTGCTGGCTGGACGTGTCGACCTGGACGTCTGGGCGAGGCGGTTTACAGAGTCCTTCTTTCGCAATGCTGGTGTTCCTGCGGGCCTGCTAAACATCGTCAAGACCATGACCGAGCAGGAGCGCGAGAGCACGCGCCAGCGGTTCCGCGAACTCTACGGTGGGCCTGAGAGCTGGCACCGGCTGATGGTCATCGATGGCGGGCAGGCGTCATACTCGGCGATGGGCTTGCCGCTCGGCGCCGAAGGTCTGGCTATGCCCGAGCTCAATCAGATCAATGAAACGCGTATCTGCGGCGCCTTCGGCGTAGCGCCGTCGCTAGTGCCAACGATGGCCGGCCTGAATTCCTCCAGCTATGCCAATCGCGTAAGCGATCGCGAACTGTTCTGGGAATCGACCATGATCCCGTTGTTTACTGAACTCGATAGCGCGCTCACCGCGGGGTTGGCCTCTGAGTTCGCCGACATCGATCGCCTCGAGCATGACTTCAGCAGGATCAAGGCGCTCCAGGAGGACGAGGACAAGAAGCACGCGCGGCTCCGCGATGACTTCAAGGCGGGCATCCTGACCTGGCAAGAGGCGCGCACGCTGATCGGCGAGCCGCCTGAGCCAGAAGAGCCAGGGATCGTGCTCGTCGCGGCAAACATGGTGCCGACCTGGAGCGACGACATGCTCAAAGAGCCCGAGGCTATGCCAGCCCCAGCCCTGCCCTCCAATGCGCCAACCGGCGAGCCAGCAACTCCGCCACCACCGGCCCCAGCAGTAAATGGTCAGCGGAATGGCTCTAGCTACTAAGGAGTTCGCAGGACTGCGGACGCTCGAGACGCTCGCACGTCGTCTGCAGCGGTTCTTCGGGAATCAGGCCAGACGAGTAGTAGCCAGCTATCTGGCACTGGTGGGTGCCCAGGATGTGATCATGCCGCCGCCACAGCCTGAGGAGTTGCTTGGCGATGATGAGCGCCAGGCGCTGTGGCTCGTGCTCCTGCCCTTTCTGTACGTGACGATCGTGGAAACGGCTGAGGCCGCCGGCGAGCTCGTTGGTCTCGCTGCGCTGGACGATTCCGATCCGCGCGTAAGCCTGCTCTTGACTGAGATCTACCCGCGCATTGCAGGAATGCATCGAACCACGCTCGACGCCATACGGATGACCCTGGCCGAAGGCGCCGCTCGTGGTTACGTGCCGCGGCAGATTGCATATGGCGTGCCCGCCGATGGCTACCGCGGCCTGCGCATCGTGGCCGAGGTCTACGCCGGTCGCCATCTGGCAATCGCTCGAACAGAACTGGCCAATATCAGCCAGCTCGCGCGGCTCGAGCGCTTCCAGGAGGCGGGTGTAAGTCAGGTGCGCGTGAGTGATGGCGAAGGCTGTGGCTGGCGCTACCACAATGATCCGGACAAGGCCGACCGCACGCTGCGCACGCTCTGGTCGGCACGCGCCTACCCAATCGCCCATCCGAATTGCGTACGACACTTCATGCCTGCACGATGAGCCGCGAACTCGAAACGACCGATGCGCCGCGGTATGAGACGACAGCGCTACTCCTGCGGCCAATCGTGACCGATGAAGGTGTGCGCTGTACAAAGTGCCGTCGTCTTCTGGCCGATCGCGCCAGCCGGCCATATCGATTCACGTGCCCACGCTGTAAAGCGGTGACGCACAGTCCTCCGTTTGACAATGGCCATGCTGGCCCGTAGAGTCAAGAACTAATCGAGTTCGTTTCGGTGTGCCCCTTCCCGCGGTAGTGGCCTATGCGGGTAAGGGGCTTTATCGTTTGGACGAGCGGCGGCTCTATACCCGAATCGAGATCAAGGCAGTTGACGCCGCCCAGCGCATGATCACCGGTCATGCCGCCGCGTTTTCGAACACGGATCGGACTGGCGACGCAATCCAGCCCGGCGCCTTCGACCGCACGCTGAAGGAAACCGGCGGCGATGTGCTGGTCTTTGTCGGCCATGATTCCAGCAAGCTGCCTGTGGGCGAGCCGGTCGAGATCACGTCAGACGCCAAGGGTCTCTTTACGCAGACGCGCATCTATCAGACGGCTGATGGAGACGCATTGCTCGAGGTGGCGAAGCAGCGCCTCAAAAGCGGCCGCACGCTGGGCATGTCGATCGGCTACCGCACGGTCAAACAGCGCTACCAGGGCAATGTCCGCCAGCTGCTCGACGTCGACCTGGTCGAATACAGCTTCCTTGCCTCGCCCGCACTCGCGGCCAATCCAGAGGCGACCGTTGTCGGCATGAAAAGACGCAGGGCCACCAAGACAAACGCGGAAGAAAGTTACGAGCGGCTCATGCAGCAGCTCGAGGAGCGGGACATCCCCTACACGCTTGATGGCAATGGCGTGCCATCGCTCGACGAGCCCGAGGAAGAAGCGAAAGCGCACGCGCTGGAATCGAAGCCCTATCGCATCGAACGCCGCGACGACGAGTATTGCGTGATCGGTCCATCAGGCAAGACGCTGGGCTGCCATCCGACGCGCGCCGAGGCCCAGGCGCAGCAGCGTGCGCTGTACGCCAATGAAGGCAAGGAGGACGATCGCCTTATGGATACGAAGGCGGAATGGTCGACCGCATACATCAACAATCTGCCAGATTCCGCCTTCGCGTACATCGAGCCGGGTGGGACGAAGGATGATGAGGGCAAGACGGCCCCGCGGAGCTTGCGCCACTTTCCGCATCACGATGCTGACGGGAAGGTCGATCTGGCCCATCTGCGCAATGCGCTCGCACGCGCGCCTCAGTCAGACTTCGGTTCGAAGGCGATGGCTCACCTCGAGCGTCACGCCAAGGCTGAGGGCGTCGGCGATCGCAACGATGGTGGCAAGACGGACGATGCCCATGAACCTGAGTGGGCTGAGGGCATGGCACCCGCGCTACTCCTGGCTGCGCTGCGCCTCTTTGATCTCGCGGAGAAACAGGCCGCGCAGTGCAAGGCGATGATGGCGCTGCGCATGGATACCAAACACAACGGCCGCGCAAACCAGGACATTCGCGAGGAGGTAAAGGACGTTATTACGGCGCTTAGCCATCTGGTCGACATGGCTGAGGCGATCGAACAAGGCGAGGATGGCAAGGCGCGGGTCGACGCGTATCGGCAACGCCTCGCACTCATGGAATTGCAGGAGGTGGCCTGAATCATGGCCGACATCAAAGCGATGCGCGAAGAGCTCGAGCGGATCAAGGCCAGGGCCCAGGCCGTCCTCGATGCCAATCCGAGCGGGCTTACCGCTGAATTGAACCTTGAGGTGACGGGGCTGCTGAAGAAGGCGACCGAGCTCCAGGCACAGGTCAAGAGCGAGCAGCAGCTCGAGGACAAGAAGCGCGACCTGGAGCAGATCGACGAGTTCCTGAATGCGCCGCAGTACCGCATCCCGCATGGCGTGGTGGGCGACGGTTCACCCGAGGATGACCAGCGCAAGGCGCTGCTCCGCGCGGGATGGGAGTTCAAGGCGGGCATCATCTTCGCCCCGACCAGCCTTGGCAAGTCGATCGCGATGTATCCCGAAGAGGTGCTCTTCGGCGACCTTCCGTCGGTCAGCGAAGTCGGCGAGGGCGTCGTCGAGTTCTTCCGCACCACCCGTCGCGCTTTCCAGCCCGACTACCGTAAGGCCTACGAGTCCTATGTGCGGTTGTGCGGCAAGATGCACGATGCCAGCATGGCCTGGACGATGCTGAAGCCCGACCAGCAGAAGGCGCTCAGCGAGGGTACCGACACCGCGGGCGGCTTCCTGGTTCCACCCGACGTGCAAGCTGAAATGCTGGTCCGTTTGCCACAGAAGGCTGCGGTCCGCGGCGCCGGCGCGCGCGTTCAGCCCACGTCACGCGACGTGCTGTACTACCCGACTGTGCAGGCTGCGTCGGCGACAGAAGGTGGCCTCGCCTCGGGTGGTGGGTCTATTTTCTCGTCTGGCTTCGTTGGCACGTGGGCGGGTGAGACACCCGCGTTCACGGACAAGGATCCAGCGTTCGGCAACTTCCAGGTGCCAGTTCGTAAGATCCGCGTGGCCACGAAGCTCGCCAACGATTTCCTCAGCGATGCGATGGTGAACGTCCTGGCCTTCCTGGCTCAGAACGGCGCCGACAACATGGCCCTTGTCGAAGATAACGGCTTCCTCAATGGCATCGGCACGCTGCAGCCGGCAGGCATCCTGAGCCAGGGCAGCATCGCCACCGTCGACGTCGAGGGATCGACCACGGACACCATCAGCAACACGACATCGAACACCGGCTCAGCGCCGAAGATCATCGATGTCGAGTACGCGCTGCCGTCGCAATACACGCCGAATGCGCGCTGGATGTTTCGCCGTTCGATCGAGGGCAAAATCCGCAAGCTCGTCGACGCGCAAGGCCGCTTCATCTGGCTCTCGGTGGCCCAGAGCGGCTACTCGGCGCCGGCACGCGAGATCGACTCCTACCCGGTCACAAACTCCGAGTTCATGCCGGCCGATGGGACGAATGCTAACCAGGTGATCCTGTTTGGTGACTTCTCGAACTACATCATCGCTCAGCGCGCGCAGATCACCAGCACAATCCTGCGCGAACGCTTCGCCGACACCGACCAGACGGGCATCATCCTGTGGGAGCGGGTCGGCGGTGCCGTCTGGAACCCCGACGGATTCCGCGTCGGCATCGTCTGAGGAGGAGAGCCAATGCTCAAAACAGCACTGAACGACATCACCGACACCAAGACGGCGGTCAATCCCCAGTCGATCACTTCGGGTGCCGCCGTCAACGGCGCCACGATCGATACGCTGGGCTGGGATGGCGTCGAGTTCGTCATCAATATGGGCGCTTTTACCGGCTCGGGCGCGCTGGATGCTTATGTACAGTCAGGAGCGAATTCCAACGCTTCCGACATGGCCAACATCGCCAACGCTGCACTGGCGCAGGTCGCTGCGGCAAACAACAACAACGTGGCTGTGATTGACGTCTACCGCCCCACCAATCGCTACGTGCGGCTGGTGCTGCTGCAGAGCGTCAATACGGTGGTCGCAGGTGGCACCGCAATCTTGTATCGCCGTAACGGCTTGCTTCCCCCGACCAAGTCGGCCCAGCAGACAGTCAAGATCGCCCAGAACTAGATGGCGCTGCTGGAGCTGAGCCCGCTCGACGCGGCGCGGGAAAAGCTAGCTACTGAATGGCTGGCGCGCGACCCGCAAACGCCTGCGGATGTGGCGGCGTTCTATCGTGAGGCCGAGCACATCGGCGAGGACCTCGATGCCTGGCACCAACTGCCGTCTCGCAAACGCTGGACGGCGATTGTCGGGGCAGTCGCGCAGCAGCTCCAGCCGAAGGTGGCCATCGATATTGGCTGTGGTGCTGGCTATGAATTGGCCGCGTTGCGTATCGCCGGCGTCGCCAATGTGCTCGGCGTCGAGCCGAACCGACATCTCTGGGATCGCCTTGTGCAGGCCGGGTTCAGCGTCTTCCCAGACGTGGCCGACATTCCTGACCTCATTACATCGGCCGATCTGCTGGTGTGTCTAGACGTGCTCGAGCATGTGCCGGACCCCGATGCCTTCCTCGCTGACATCGCAAGTCGGGCGCATGTCGGATGCGTCCTGGTCGAAGCGACGGCGACGCACGATGTAGGGACGCCACTACACCTCGCCGCGAATCGTGGCTGGCATCCAGGGCACTGCCTGGAGTTGCACGGCTGGAAGCTCCAGAAAGAGCATCAGCGCGTGCGGATCTGGCAGCGGGTAGCGGCTAAGGCCGAGCCAAAAGCAGGCGCCCTGGTCGTGTCCTACCGAACCTGCAGTATCCCGACGATGACCAGCCTGCTCAAGCTGCAGGATGCGGGCTGGGACATCCGTACGAAGGTCGGCGATGGTCTGGTATCGCGTGCCAGATCGATCATCGCCTCTCGTTGGTGGCTGGAGACCGCTGAAGACGTATTCCTGATGATCGATGATGACATCGTCTTCGAGCCCGACGATGCCAAGCGCCTGGTTGAGCAATGCCGTAATGGTCACGACATCATCTGCGCGGCCTACCCAATCCGCGACGGCGCCCACCTGGCAACCGCCCACTTGACCGCAGATGATGTGCACTTCCACCCAGATGAGCCGCCGCTAGAGATCCGCTACGCGGCTACGGGGTTCATGGCTGTTCACCGCCGCGTGCTGGATGTGCTGATGCCGGCGATGCCGTTGTGCCACGCCAATCAGCCGCATTCGTTCAAGCCATTGTTCTTGCCCATGGTCATCGATGAAGTTGAGCCGGTCGGTCATATTTACCTGAGCGAGGACTGGGCGTTTTGCGAACGTGCGCGCGCGGCTGGCTTCAAGGTCTGGCTTGACCGCACCATCTTGCTCGGGCACCTCGCACAGATCGAGGTTGATCTCAACAATATGCAGGCGGTGCTGGCGGCGCATCGCATTCGCCGCGGCGAACAGGAGGAGGATGACGATGGCTGAGAAGCAATCTCAGGAAGCCGCCGTAGCTGCTGCCGAAGAGTCGGCCGCGCGTGCCGAGGAGGCAATCGAACAAGCCGATGCCGACGCCGTGGCTGCTGCTGAGGCGAGCAAGGAGAATCCGCGCAACCGGCTGTGCCCGCATTGTCGAACAGAGATGACCCGACACAACGCGGACAATCCATTCAAGGCCGGTGCCTGGCACTGCAATGGCTGTGGCTGCTGCTTCAAAGGCCGCGAGTTGCGCGATGGCCATTCTGCATGCACTCTCTCTGGCGCAGGGACTGCTGAGTAGTGAGCATCGATGCCTGTCTACGCCAACACGGATGAGCTCAAGGATCGCCTAGGTATTCCGCTGAACGATCCGCGCGAAAACGAGCTGATCCAGGCGATTGATGCCGCATCGCGATGGATCGAGCAGAAGACAGGCCGGCGCTTCTATACAGTCTCTGAGACGCGTTACTACACGGCGCACTGGATGTATCCCGAATGGGCCGGCCGTGGCTTTGGTGCCTATCCGTGGGGCAACCCTGAGCGTCCGAGCGGTGGGGGGCGAGCTGCGCAACATATCTCGATCGACGACTTCGTCTCCGTGAGCGCCGTCGCCACTGACGATGATGGCGATGGCACCTATGAAACAGCGTGGACGGCGAATTCGGATTACTGGCTGGGCCCGCGCAATGCCGTCGCGGATGGCAAGCCCTACCGGCTGCTCAATCGCAACCAGGTGACAGGGCGCTATCTCTTCCCGCCGTGGGAAAATGGCATCAGCGTGACTGGCGCGTGCGGTTACAGCGCTCAGACCCCGGACCAGATTCGGCAGTTGTGCATGACCGTAGCCGCTCTCTTCGCGAGACCATTGCTCGAAATGAGCATTCCTGGCGTCCAGTCCTACAAACTGGCAAACGATCTCAGCATAACGATGGACGTCCAGGATCTGCCGCCAGCCGAGCAATCGATCATTGCTCAGTATCGTGACGGGCTATTCGGGGTTTAGCCGGTGAGTGTTGTCGATCGCTGGGCTTCCAGTCAGCCAGATTCGGCTTTCGCTACGCGGTTCATGGGCAGGCCTGATGTGGCGACGATTCTGCGCAGTACGTCCGCGGCCTCGTCCGGCGGCTACTCTCAGAACTACGCGACGATCGCCAGCGTGCCCTGTCGGCTGACAACGTCGATTTATACCGTGCCTGGTGAGCAGCTCGGGGCTGGACAACTCGTGTCGGTTACACGCTGGCTGCTCAATGTGCCGCCCAATACGGACATTCGGCCGAGCGATCGAATCATGGTCCAGGGCGAAACATTCGAAGTGCTCGGCGGCTTCGGCGCCGCCTCGTGGAATATTGCGGATACCTACAGCCTTGCGGAGATCAAACGCTGATGGCCGATAACGAACAGACCTACGATGAAATCCAGGCCACTGTGCTCGACGAGCGGACGCGCGACGCACGTATCCCGATAGGCATCCGCCTCGGCGCCGCGCAATTGAAGGTGATCGACCAGGCGCATCGCGACATGAGTGGGCTCGGCGATGTTGGGCCATTGACCGAGTTCGCAGGACTACCAGTGCTGCCATCCAAAGCAGGCGATAGAGTCGAGCTGGTGTATGCCGAGGAATCGCCCGAGATAGAGGCTGCACCGGCCGCAGAGCCTGGCGAGCCCGATATGCCGGAGCCGCCAGCACCGTGAGCATCCAGATCACGCTGAGCGAGCCGACGACGGACGCCATCGCCCAGATGCAGCATGGCGCCGACCTGTACGCCGAGGCCCTGGCCGACGAGGCGCGCGACCGATTCCGAGATCGTGCCCACGTCATCACAGGTGCCATGCGTCAGAGTGCGTCGGTCATCACGGCCTATGGCTCGGACTATGCCGAAAATGTTGGCCGCGCGGCCGAACTCAATCCCGCGGCGAACTTCGCTTCCGAAATGCACGCCGAGCGAGGCGAGGCACTGGTACAGGTGCCCGTTGGATACGCCGCTTTCGAGGAGTTCGGCACGAGTCGCAGACCTGCCCATCCTGCGCTCGTGCCGGCAGTCGAAAGCGTGGCGGCCGACGCCGAGGCGATCGCCAGAAGGGTGTTCAACCTGTAGTGCTGGGTGTTGAAGCCGCGGTCGCTGAGGAATGGTTGTTTTCGACGCTCAATGGCGACAGCCAGCTGCGCGGCGGCGCGACTCCGCTGGTTCAGGGCGTGTGGAACACCGAGGCGGCACCCGGTGCCACCTACCCGTTCATCGTCTTCCAGTTCATGAGTGGCA